TGGGTATTCACCACTGTTTTTGATTGGAGATGATAACTTAGCTACGGCTACAAGATCTGATCCTGTATATAAACCAATAGTTGTAATGTATGGTGCTAAATATGAACCGGTGACATCCAAAGATGCACTATCTTGATAATTTAAGAAATCTGGTTTAACCGTTGGAATTCCATTTGTATTCGTATATTTTGATGTTTTTGAAGTAATATATGCAACAACGTCAGAAAGAGTCTTACGTGTTGAAAATGGATTGATTAGTCGAGTATAATCATTAATACCCAACGATCCAATAAAGAACTTCCACAAGATCTTTGCATCCTGAATAGAAACTTTTCCATCGCCATCAAAATCAAATTGTGACTCCAATCTGAATAATGTTGGTTTAAACGTAGCATATTGTTGTTTTAATGTATATTGACCATATTCATAATATGTTGTATAGTATTCAAACAAACTACGTTCCGAATCAGATTCAATAACATATTCGTCCCAGAAAGTAGAATCTTGATCAAAATTTGGATTTCCCGGTGTATTGATATCAACGATGTACAATAAAATCAAATTAATATCTCTAAAATCAACATCTCCGCTACCCAACAAGTTAAATGGTGGGTTAGTAACATTCAATGCAGTTGGATTGGTACTAACATTAAATTCACCAGAGTCAACTACACAAATCACGGATTTTTCATTAATTGTATATTTGCTACTATAATCTATGGTGTATTTGTACTCGTAAGTATCGTTTGTAGACAACACATTTGTAAATTGGGATCCGGTATTTGAAAAAACAATTTCACCATTCTTGTAAAAAATATTTCCAGCATGATAATCTGTTCTCAATGAACTCAATGTAGAAATATATGCATGTCCTTTCATGTTTTGTAATACAGATTGTGGTACAAGTGGTGTCACCACAAACGAATTACTTGAAGTAAAGTCTGTCAAAATCAACGGCGATCCAATCACAATCCCGGTATCACTAATAGCTACATCATATCCATATGACATGTATGGATATCCAATTGATTTCTTTTTGTAATCATAAGTCACAGGTATAACAGATGATCCAGTCCTCTCTAACAAAATAAACTGTCCATTTAAGACATGCGTATCATCATATGATTGACTAATAGAACTAGATATGTTGGCTTTAACCGCCAAGTCATTGCTTGATGATACACACCCTACAATAATATTGTTGTTAAATGTATCAACAGAAATTCCTAGTTTATTCTGTTTAATTGTGTTTACATCACCAATATACTTCTCAACCAAATCCCAATATACTTGTCCACTATCAGCATAAATTCCATTTGCTTCAGGTGTGTTTACTGGACATTCTGTCTTTTTATAGATATATACAGCGCCTCTATCATACTGTGTTGTGGATCCACTGAATTCATAATAACTGGCATCATATGGAGCACCAATTACAATTGTATCACCATTAATTTGAATATCCGAACCAAACCCATCATATGACTTTTTGACATAATTATAAGAATTAACATCGTCAAATGGAACTTTTTGAGAACCGGTAATAGATGAAAACGTATGTGTTAATGACCAACCACCTGACGCACTTTCATACAAATATACTTTGGGGTTTTCTATAGAAACATCTTCAGAAACCAAAACTGAATTTGTTCCTGATTTATCAATTCGAACTATAGATCCAAAACTATTTCCTACTGTAGGAGAAGTAATATATGTGGTTGGTGATGCTGGAATTGATACACTATTAGATCCCGTAGTGTAACTATAAAAGTATACACGATCATATGCATTTGCACTTATTGCAATATAATTTTTATTAACCGCAACGGAATGTCCAAATGTATTGTATGATGTGTTTATGGGAGATACTATCTTTGATACACTCAACAATGATGCCGACAAAGAATACGCAACCGATGATGATGGATTCAATAAATATACATCTGTTAAACTATTATGTGAATATGACGTACCATCATACGATCCACTAAAATATTCATCACCGACCACAAAAATATTGTTATACAAATCAAATGACAATCCATATCCATCTTTAATAACATTACCGCTCGTTCCACCACTACCACCACTACCACCTGTGCCTCCTGTACCAGACGTACCATACGCCTTCATAGACTGTGCAGTTCCATAATAAGTATAAATCCCTTGTGAAGCATTAAATCGATAAAGATCAATACTACCCGTACCCTCTTGAGATGCATATTGTGGATTTGGATTTCCTATAGCTGCAAATTTACCATGGGCTTCTACCTTATATCCAAATAGTGTTACAGGTCCAATCGTTCCATTATTCATAAATCAATTCACAATGCTGAAGTTAAATCCACATAATTGATGAAATGTGTACCATCTACATATAAGTTTCCGTAGGTATCATCAAAAAATGTATAGACTTTATCCTTCGAATAATCAACAATCACAACTGAATCTCTTAAAATAGAATCACCAAAATAAATTCTTGGCAATGTTATTCTAATACAACTATTCTGAAGAATCTTAATAACCTTATCGGTATCAGTAGTTTCTAATCCAAAATTTTGTGCAATATTATCATTGTAATATGCGTTTTTAACCACCTGATACACCAACCGTTTATATGTGCCATTTTCATTTTGTTCGTCTGCAGTGACACCATACAACGCAGCTGATGCTGAATCATAAAAGTTGTAACTGCTGCTTACAAAATATCCCTCTTCCACCGTTTGGACCGAACTGATTGAATTCAGTGACCACGATTTGTTTGATACAAACGGCGTATTAAATATTTCATTCGTTTGAATGGGCTTGATCATCTTCTATTATAAGTATAATCCAACAATAGATTTGATCACAATCCGATTGGATTTTAGATTAAACGATTAAAAATCAAGTCGTACTTTAACCAAAAGTTCATTTGAAAATGTCTTTTGAGAAGGTCTACTTAATTTGGCGATTGCAACCAACTCGTTATTTCCATTGTACAAGCCAACAGATGTAGGATAAACCTTCGGATCAGTCAAAAAGTCTGTTTGCTTGATATCACCACGTTGATGAATCTCTAATGTTACAGGATCTTGTACCGATGTTTGATATGAGAACGTAGGATTATTGGTATAGTTAAAATCACGGTTTTTAACACGTACAAAATAATGTCTAGATGGTACATACTCGCTTCGTCTAAGTCTCATATTGTCATCAGACGCTCTAATAGCATTATATACAGCTTCTTTAAACAACTGGTTGTTCAAATATGTACCAGACGCAGGTGCATTTGTTCTTGCGTTATTAAGTGTATTTACAGACGGAATAGTAATGTTTGCATTAGAGGAAGCATCTCCTCCTCCAGCGGAAGTCATCAAAACATTATTTAAAAACTCACAATTCAAAACCACTGTACCCGATTTTGGAAATATAATACCTACTCCAGTGTTTGGATGATATTGTGCAACTGATTTTGCGCCGGTGTAATTTGATGTTCCAGTTAACAATCCGGTTGCATTACCTGAATAATCATTGTATGTTGCTTCTCCGGTAGTTTCGTCATAATTACCTAAAATCAAATTGTAATATGTAGATGAACCACTACTTTGATTTGTAATACTAGAATCATCAATCAAACGAACATACTGACCGCTTACATCATTTTCCAAAGTTATTTGAAATTGTCCAGCATCAATTCCATCTCTAATCTTTTGAGAATTATAAGATAAAACAATAAAGTCTGTACTTAACGATACACTAGAAACCGTAGTTGAACCAATAGCTTGTGACTTCACTGAAAAAGTTTCACCATTATTAAGAGAATTTACATATTGTGTATAAATTGCCTTAGTAGGTGCTGCTTGAATGTTTGTATATTCATCATAACTAACACCAAATCCATTAATATTGCCATAAGCAACACTTAAAATAACGTCGTTAGAACTTGATGTAGCAGAAACGCTAGGATATACATCCAAATAGTAATAACCATTATATAAGTCAAATCTATTTGATCCGGAGATTACTGCTTGCAAACTACCTGTTGCAACCTGATTTTGGACTTGATATACGGAACCGTTATTGAAAATTCCGGTTGATACTTTTGTAGATCTTCCTACGACAATATCAGACTGTTCAAATTGTTTATAGATCATATGTTAGGAAATTCTTACAGTAACAGGGATAACAACCGTTCCACCGCTTTCATTACCGACCACGGTAATTGTAGCAGATGTTGTAACTGTTAATGATGTATTTGGCACAAACTTAAATCGATTACCAACAACCACTTGGGAACTAGTACTAATCAAATCATTGGCAAACGATGGAACAGTACTTGTAGTAGTATTTGCAGCATTTGTTTGATCAACGATCAACGTACCAATTTTCTTATTAGACAAAATAGCAGTATATCCAAGTGTAAGGTTATATGCTGGATTAGTCGTTGGTGAAATCACATTATCAGATTTATTATCTTTTTGAACGTCAATTGATTGAATATTCAAACTAATGACTGGAATTGATGTTACGCCTTGTGCGAGAGTAACCAATTTATATTTCATTGACTGAGTTTCATCAGACAGTGGTTGAAATACAGGTGTATTTCTAATAGCAATATCATAATATGCACTACCCTGTGGATGGTTTGGATTGTACAAACTATAGTCAACTTCATCATCTGCCAATGCAAATGACGTAATATTTAGATTGCCAGTCTGAGCAAGAAGTTCTCTCCCTCTTTTCGTAAGGACCGCATCCACAGTAATTGATTTGTTATCGACGTATGCCATATATGTGTTTGTTTATAAGTATTGTTTTAACTGTCTTTTTGTTTATTATTTTTTATTGAACTGTCAAAACTCCGTTATTTCCTGTAGAGACAGATGTGTTGGTTATTACCGTACTTACTATTGGTAAACTTTTATCTGGATTTCCACAACTATCTACAGTATAGTTACTGGTTTGTTTTGATTTAACAAAATATCCATATTTAACACTATCATTAGCAATTACCTTAAATAAATCCCAACGAATCGGATTGTGTCTAGTTCCCAAAAAGTTTTGTGTCGATCCACGAAATGGATTTCCTATCGTATATGAATACAAATCATACGTTTTCTTTGGTGTAACAACTAGTTTATTTAAAATTTTAGTATAAGACACGACAGAATTATTGGTTCCATATTCCGATACAGATGAACTAAATGGAATCATCCAAGTAAAATGTGGTACAGATTCAGATACATCATTACTTCTATAGGTAGCGTCAAATGATCCGTTAATAACATTAGTATCAAAATACATAATACCATAATCAGTACCAGTGTATAATTCACTATTTACCCACAATTCTTCATAAGATGTCACATCGTTAATATAAGAATATCCTCCTTGAAAATTCTGAAAATTATTATTGAGGATTAACGAACCAGTCTGTGGGAATATTAAGATTGGTTTCTTATCCACAAACTGTTGATAAGAACTTGAATTTTCTGTTTGGATTTGATCATTTCTGTATACAGTAATATTTGCAGCCGAACACGAATTTATCAAATGAGTCAATTCAAATGACTCTTCGTTAATAGAAACTTCAATTGGTTTAGATGGAAATTTAATTCTCTCCAAAATTGTTGGTTCAATTAAAATACCCGACAACAAAATATTACGAGCAGCAATAACATTACGAATTGATTCAAAAATACTTGAATCAAAATACAATTTATAAATACTCGTAAATTCTTGATAAAGAATACGTCCACTGTATGTTGGTGATCCAGAAGAATAATACGCTGCACGCATGTCTTCAAGAAGTGAGTAACTTGACGAAAACTCTTGACGTGGGTCTCCCAACTCACTCAATACATTTGTATCGCCAAAATATCTTAAAATCTCTTCGTTCTTACTAGATACCGGAGACATAAACACACCAATTAAAGGAGAATCAGTATCATTGTCAAACGATGTGCTCTTATCAAACGGAGTTAAAGCAGATAAATTTTGATGATTTTTAATTGAAATCTTATTGTTCCATAACAGATTTGGACCATAGCCAGATAATCTATATGATTGATTAACATTATATTGAATAAAGTTATAAGGAAATGCAGATGATGATTCTCCTAAACATATATTTGCGTATGGATACAATGAACTGGTTGGGTAATTTCCAGAATACATTGATCGAATAACTAATGTGTCATCATATAAATCCGGATTATTTTCCAAAGAACTATATGTTGTATCCGAACTAACATCTTTACTTGGAATATTATATAGATAACATGTTAATGTTCCAGTGATTGATTCATATTGATACGTTTGAAGTGACGTACTTAACGATCTAGGATAATTGTAAGCTAAACGTAAATATAAATTGTTTCTAATATCGTTATAATTTGATTCATAATACGAATCGAAGTTATTTGCATGTTCCTTAAAGTTATTGTCAGTTATAGGAACCGTCCACAAATTCAATTTATCAATCGATCCGCTAAATTGTGTAGAACCCAATTTTAAAAACGGTAATGTTCCATCGGTAAATGATACGTTCTGATCATATTCAAATATATCAGATGTAATTGAACGCAACCTATTATCACCTTCTTCATTGATTTCAACAAATAAATCATATTTCGTTGGTATTTCATTGACATCCAATGAACCAGTATACAACGATGATGGATCGTTTTTACGAACCATAACACTATAAACATTTCCATCAAATATTGGCAATAAGTCAGAAGAAAGTTCAGAGTCACCAATTTTAAATATAATTTTACCATTATTACTTAACGACTCTTTATAGGCATAAATTCTATAATCATACTGTGAGGATGAGTCTGGAAACTTTCTTAATAAATCAATTTGACTTTGTTGAGCATAAGTCTTGCTGTAATTGTTACTAAATGCAAACTTAAATTCAACTGTTTGCACCGAACTTGTATACGGTGTTAAAACATATGACTGAGTTGACATATTCAACAAATAAGAGTGTTTATCGAATGTGTACAATGATTGTGATACGTCTGAATATGCACCAAATTCACGAACGTTAATAATATTTGTTGGCACTCCATAACACGCCAACAACAATTTAACGCCCTCAACTGTACCTTTAGCTTTCAATATCGCAGGTAAACTATTTAAAATTCTATTGTTAATGATATTTGTTTTATCAGAAACCGAAGCATAATTTGTTCCTGCAATATAGTTACTATCCAAGTTAACATCATTTACTGACGATTGCATTTTCCATCCAAATGATGCCAACATACCATCCAAAATATTATTTGGAATGAAAGTATCCGTTCCCGTTACGTTATATGACAACATCGGGAATTTATCAATGTAAATATAAATGTTATCAAAATGATGACCGATCATTGATAAGAAAATCAAAAAGTCATCGTTATGTGAATCTGATAACAAATAAGATGGTAAATTATTTATTAAACTGTCACGGTTATTTCTATCATATTCATCAGCCGCATCTTCATATGATTGTGGAAATCTATTTATATTGTTATATAAACTGTTAATCCACAAATAATATTCATACCCGTCAAAAGACAATTTAATATCATTAATCTCCCGATTTAATGTTTCAATTTTTTGTACAGTGTACTGATCCGAATAAGGTGCAGCATTTAAAGATGATATTGAAGCAAGTTTATTATTAATCGACGTTAACTTATTTTTATATATTATGATACGAGTTTTTGCAGATGAATACACTACAAAGTTTTCAAAGTTAGTATAATCTACATCAATTGTCGAAAATCTTTGTTTTAAAATTAAATCAATATCCTCTGACTTTGATATATCTGACTCCGAGTAATTTACAGACAATGATGTCTTTTTATCATTGACCTTCAAATTAACATTTGCAGGTTTGATAGTAAAGGTGTTGTATTTTGACGTTGTTGTTAAAACAACATTTTGTACGATTGGAGCCAACGATGTATTAGTAATCCAAAATGTACTGTTAATTCCTATCGTATTTGGCAACTGTTCTTGTAACTTTAACACCAATGTTCCGTCTGAAAATACTTTAAATGACAAAATCTTAATCGTTAAATTTTGTCCAAAGTTAATTGAATTTTTTAACGGACCAATATACTTCTTATCATACTCAATCTTAATATCAGCCAAATACTGTTGAATCTGTTGATTGAAAACTGCGTACAAATATGAATAACATGTTAATGTATCATTGTTATCAATATCATGTATGTTCTTCAGTCGTATCTTAATTGTTTCAGATACAATGGTATCTAAAATACGTGAATATTGATCATATGAATAACATTCAGCATAATTTTCATAGAGAAATGTTTTGATATAATCGGCAATACCAATAAATTTAATATCTTTTGATATACTGTTAGTTGCATTTGATGGAATAATGAAACCGTTATAAATCTCATTCATCAACTTGTATAACCCTTCACCACCAACTACAGAATATGCTTTATCAAATGTACTTAAGATATCATCAGGAGTTACATTTACAAAGTTAAGCAAATATGTTTGTTTAAGATAATATTCAAAATATGGAATAATATCTCTTGCTTCAATCTTACCGCTTACATAACAATCATATTCACTTTTAAAATCGATCTTATCTTGATCATTGAAATTTTCTTTTTCAAGAATCAATGATGTTTTTATTTCTTTTCGTGACGGAGAAATCTGTTTAATAACCAAACATTGTTTGTCATATGTACCCACAATGTTTGACAAAAAGTTGTATACAACTCGATAACTACCATTTTGAATTCCATATATTGCCAAATCCAAACGAGGATTCAATAAAATTTTTGCATTTTCATACAATGTAAACGTAGGAATAAATTCATTATACGTTACCGAAATTGTATTATTTTTAATATCCTGATATTCAACATTACGTGATTGATAAGTATCATCTTGGTATACAGGTTGCCACAAGTTAAGATTTTCTTGAGAATCAAATACTGACAATTCAATATAATCATCAATTTGTGATCCATAAAACCTTTCTGGTGACGGTGGAACCTTCTTCATCAAAGAAGAAATTTCAGCAGGAAAATAAGATGAACTATTTACCTGATCTACATAATCAGTTGTAGTTGGAAAAGGATATGCCATATGACTATGAATATATATTACCGACTTAGATTGTTAATCTGTACATTTCCGGACGCCCCATAAGATTTATTTAATCCTCCTCCGATATTTAGAGATCCATCACGATTATTACCACCAACTAATTGAGTTGTTGATGATTTTGAACACTTCAATTGAAATACTTCAATATTATATGTACCTTCGCCACTTCTTCCATCCGCAATATCAATTATTGCGGTATAGTTATTAGAAGAATTTGGTTGTTGGCTAATTTGTACAGATCCACGACCTGCCCACTTGATAGTCAAATTAGTATTATAGGATCCAATACCATTATTAGAAAATTCACTAACAGTACGTGGTAATGTACCATGATATTGTTCATTAGAATATGTTACATTAGTTCCACGTAATGTAATGCGTAACGTATGATCAACATTACCTGTAAACTTAAATACACTCTTCGGATTAATACAGTCTTCGGATGTATTTTGTATTGATTGGACTCCACCGGAACATTCATTATAGTCTTTCTGATTATAAGCATAACGACTCGTCCAAATAATACGACCGTCATATGAAATTAATGCGGCAACTGAATGTGGTCCTCCCCAGTTCTTATAAAACAATTCAACGGTCTTCCACCCTTCAGTTAACTGAATCGCTTTTGGATGATCGCCCTGATAGTTTTCCAACTGTGAGGCATATGGAGATTGAGCAGTAACACTTGTTAGATCAATATATTTTACACCATCGATTGCCATGTATCCGGAATTATCTACAGAGTACTTTAATGTATACGTTCCAGTCGTTGGAATATACACTTGATATGTTAGTGTATCAGACGATTCGACTTGGAAAGATTCCCCAACTTTTTCACTATACACACCATAACTATACATCATTGGACTCTTACCAACTCCGTATGATGGCCATACATTATCATACTTACCAAATGGATAGTATTTTTCAACGCATGAAACCAACGACGGAATAACTTTTTGAACAGCAAGTTGATGTACAGGAACAGACATGACCACAGTCACAGGTTTAACATCTTGTATTAAACTCACAGGAGCAACTGGTTTTAGTGGAGGAGGAGTTGGATCAAAAAACTCTGTAGGTGGTGAAAATTGAATATCAGACTGACGTTCACATTGTTGTGGCGATGGTATCAATCCTTTTTGAGCACCAGTTAGTTCTGTTGATGTCGTCTCTGTAGAAGTAGATGTTGTTGATGTAACGTTAACTGTACCAGAACCCAATCCGGTAGATGATGCGTCCGATTGTACTGCTGCTGCAGATTTTAATGGCAAGTATGGAAATACTGTATTGAAATCGGATGACAATTTTCCTTCACCCGCTTTAATACGAAGTCCAATAATAATATCTTTACTTGCAGAAATAAGAGCGTCTTTACCAGACGAATTGGCCATATTTGACAACTCAGATGTAAGACTATTGATTTGGGATTGAAGGGTTGTTTTTTCAGATTTCAAAGTAGATACGACGGCGTTTTCTTTAACGGGAATATCCTTGAACTCTTCAATATCAACCGTATAAATGTTTGATACCGAATTATTTTCATACACTTCACGTGTGAGTGTTACGGCCAAATACTTCTCAGTAGAATCAACTATAACTAAATTGCCGTATTCATCAAACTGGTTAGTATATGAACCATCACTTTTAAATGTACTTTGTATATCTGTAATCATCTTACTACTTTGAAATAAGTATTGTTATCAAACACTTCCACAGCGCCATTTACTTCGGTTTTAATCAAAATCTTAAAATATCTTTCCTGAGGCAATCCTGACATATCCAACATAAAGTAATTACCATTTGAATCACAACTCAACTTACTACCATCATCAAAGTCAATAATTACTTCTTCAGTTTCCGTGTCTTTGATTGAATAATAAGAATCGGTTGGTAAATATTTTGGAGTCAAATAAGATGTTTGTTGAGTAGATTTTGTAAAATTCTTCAATATAAAACGTTCTCTTGCAAATACGTTAATTCTAGCAACACTATCATTATTGTATTGTTTTTTAACATTTTTTAATACGACAGTTAATTGAACATCGTCTGAAATTGGACTCAAACTGCCAGTGTTATATGTACTATCATCATATACCACATCCAAATACGGAGTGTAAATTGTATTTGTTTCTTTACTGTAGAATCCAATATTGCCGTTTGATACATTTTGAGTATTTAACTCCTCAGATGTAAGCAAAATAAATCCTTCATTTGGTATACATCCACACATCCACGATTTAACAACCGGGGTTACCTCCATCTTAATATCAGATGCCTCATATGAAAAACTTTGAGACATGATTAAAGAACTACCTGTAACAAGAGTTGAACAGAAACTTGATGTTGGAACCGTTACTGTATTTGGAACTGAATAGTACCATGTACCACCTCCATTACGAAATGCATATGATTTATTCGACTCATTTGTCAAATAGTTGTACATATCGTTTGTTGGTTCAAATGGATACCAATTTGTTCCTTCAGAAAAATCTTTATACAACCAACTCGCTCCAATAGTGGAACCATCATCAGCATATCTTCCGGTTCCCATTTCCCAACTTTGACTAATTGGATATGAATAAATTGTATAATCCAATGGAAGTTCTTGTTGTTTTAAAACTTTCATGTTTAAAACAAACTTCGGATCAACAATGTCACCAGATGCTATAGAACTTGATATAGAAGATACATCAAATTTCAACAATGTTCTACTAAATTTTGAATTGGTGACAAATGAAAATCTAGGATTATAGTAACTATAACTTCCAGACATATCACCTTCTAGATTTCCAGAAACACCATATAAGCTTCCAGAAAACACTATGATGGTTCCATTGAAACTACCAGATACATCACCATTTACATTCGATCCGGATACACTTCCTGATAAATTAGTAACACTTCCACTAACGTGTGTTAACGATATCGTTTGTGACGTATATGTATTTCCGTTCAATACAGCGTTTGAAACATATCCGGAAATACTTCCAGTCACATTTCCTGTAAATAGTGACGAGCTAAAATCTGCACAAGATGATGTAGGATTTACTGTGCCTAATACAGATCCATATGAAATTGTTGTTGCGTCAGAATCGTCAGATATAATTACATTTGTTGTAGTTCCTGACAAATATCCCACTAACGATCCAGTGTAATTTACTATATTGTTTAAAATATAGTTCGTAGAATCTATAGTGCCGTATTGATATTTGACCACCGATTTGGCGGTAGATGCAATACAACTAACATTTAAAAGTTCATCTATACCAAAATTTCTATCAGAAAGATTGGTTAAATTTGTAATGTATGTGTCTTTTGATGGATATATGAAAATATGCATATTATACAGCCGTGGCTTTAATATCTACGTCTGGGTACTTCAACTCAAATACACATGGATCAAGCGACGGATAAATGATTTTGTTAACAATTGCAGCATCAATGTTATATTCAACATTCGAATAGTTTCCATTTTGTGATGTTAAATTATTTACTTTTAAATGTGCAACTGATTGTACACCCTCTACACGTGCAATTTCCAATTCCAATTGACTCAAGTTAATTGGTTGATTGAATCCCCACAAATCGATATTGAAAAAGTTCTTGATTGACTGTACACAGTTTGCAAGTACTTCTTTCTTGTTAAAATTATTATATGTTACGATCTTAAACTCTACGCCAATGTTGATGATATATCCATCAATCAAATTGATGCCGTCTGTCATCATACGATAACGACTCAAATACTGACGTAAATTATGTAACAAAGCAATGTTTGGTTTTGTAAGTTTTTTATCATTATCATAACTTAACAAATACATGTTTACAGCAAATGGATTTTGTAAATTTCCACTTATTTTTCTATTACTTAGTACCTGATCAGTTTGTGTAAGTTCACCTTCCACAACTGAATTTGCATTTAAATTGTTATCAGAAATTACCGTTGTTTTTGCAATCGATCCAAACTTCGCCGGCATTGCGTAACAACGAGCAATATAATCATCCGCAGTTACAACACGATTTTGAGCAGCAAAAAATGCTGTAGCGTTTTGTTTAATTTCATCTGTTGATTCTGGTCCATCACCCCCAACAGCAGGAGTATTGTTTTCAGCTGCTAGTGAATTTCTTACAACCTGAAATAAGTTCTGTTCAGCCGTGGATAAAATTGAAATGTCATTTTCATACTCGACACTAACAATTCGGTTAATATCATTGGTTTGACTGTTTGACTCAACACCACCACCTACCAAATATTTAATCGTAAACTGAGTTCCTTGTTTTGGATATACACCAAACGAATCCGAATTTACTATGTTAGATGGATCGATTGTTGCGTTTAAATTACCTAAATTAGATAAACTTACGCCTAAAATTTCAGCTGATGGTATAATAATTTCATCATTTACACTGTCATTGCCTGGTCCAAACTCAATGTGTGTCAAATTGTTTTGATCTATATTAGTTACAAATTTTCGTTGCGTTCTTAACAATTTAACAATATTCGGTACTGAAGACTGATAACGAATAAATCTATCATCATTTAGTGATGTATTTTCATACGATGTTAATACAATATCTTGAGCAAGAAAATCGACTTCGTACCATGGAATATTATCTTGATCACGGACATCTAGTATTTCTAATACGTTTGATTCATCCAAATATAATTTGTAATATGGTGTACTTTCATTTACAATAAAAGTCTTGGTTACAATCTGACCAGAGATTCCGTTGACGGTTTTCTTAATCAGAAAGAATTGTGGAATTCCAAAATCATCACGGGAACTCACTGTTATTTCTCTTGGTGAATTTGTCGTATCCATTGAGAAATCAATCACATCTGTAGTTACAAATCCCACTCCACTACTATTGATCAGCTGCATTCCAGCCTTAATGCGTAATGTATATTTTTCATCGGGAATATACTCACCGGACGAGTTTTTAACAGACGGTACTAACTGATATACATCAAAATTTGTTAAAGACGGTCTAGAAACTTTAGGTTTATACCCTAAAAATTTAGACAATGCTAATACGTTTTTACGTTCCTCGGTATAAGGAAACAAACTTTCTTTGAACTGTTGATCCAAATAAAATGACAAAACATCACCAACGTATGCTGCCATATCTATAAAAATAGTACCCGGCGATGAATCCGAAAAGTCTTGATAGTTTTTTGGAAAATAAGTTTTGGTATAATCAATCAGGTTTTTCTTGAACTGAGAAAAATCACGGTTCAAATAAGAAACGTCCTTATTTGTTAACGGTTTAAATGTTTTCTGTGTATTAGAGGCCATAATTAGTTATCTTCCAAAAACATTTCAATTTGTGTTGTATCGTTGTTCACTGAAATTGTAAGGTTAATGTGTAATCTATAAATATCAACGTCCTCTCTTTTTAAAACTTTAACATCAATATTATTGATTGTCACTACCGGTACCCAAAATGTTATATCAGAAGTGAGTGATTGTTTTACTCGTTGAGCCAACGTTGTATCATTGGGATCAAAAACAAAATTATTCAATGAGTGACCAAACGTGGGTTGCATACGACGTTCTCCTTTTTTGGTACTCAACAAATTACGAATATTTGTTTTCACCTGTTCTAACGTATATATGGTTTGATTAAAAAAACCACTATTACCGTTTTGAATGGGTAAAGTTAATCCTATTGGATACAATGTTGCCATATTACATCATTCCCACAAGATTTGATGAACCTCCACTACCACGTTTCTTATCCATAGCTTTCATCAACGCAGAATAGTCTTTTGTTAGTGCCTGGGCGACCGCTGGAGGAGCTTTATCAACATGATCCATGACTGATGATACATTATTCATTCCAGACGAAACTAGGTCACCTTCTCTTGGAAGACCACCTACCGTTTCATTTAGTGCTTTATTAAGAAGTTCATTATCTGTATATTTCTTGTATTCCTTCTTAACTGTAGGTTGTACTATAGGCTGTACCGTTGGTTTTTGAGTCACCGGTTTGTTAGGTACAAGTTGGTTTAATTTTGAGGAAAACATCTCAGTCATAATTTGAGGAATCGCTATACGAACCTCTTCTTGTACTATTTCACGTATGATTTGTTTTAATGTGTCTTTTGTCATAGTAATATTAAATATCAAAATATATGGTCTGAAATCCACTTATGTTTCAATTTGACTCTGATCAGAAACTTGTCTTGTTCGTCTATCAAAGTTATTGAATCCACCGGGAACGCCTTCACCCGTCTCAGTATTGATCGTTACTGGCGCTGCACCATCTGTTATTGTTCCGCCGTTTTGACCCGGAGCATATCCTCCACCCGTCAAAAACACCCTTCGACTTAACATAGTGGATAATCTATTTTGTATCTTCTCCAACTCAACCAACTGAACAGGCACTTGTGTGAATGGGGGTTCGGCACCACCTGCATCAGGATGTGAATGGTAATACCAATGAACGTGGGTTTTTAACCATTCACACATATCAAATAGTAAATCAACAGTTGTTTGACCCAACAAAGCAGGTTCGTTTGTTTCATCATATTGTCCCAAATAAATCGCAGGACTGTTTATTACAGCTTTAGTATTTGTAGTAATTACAACTTGTTCATGGGCATCTACTGTATATTCACTATCGGTTACAATGGCATATCTCTTTTTTGAAAAATGTAATGTTTCAGAAAATCTACTACTAAAAATAATACGATCTGTATTAATAATAATTTGGTCTTTATTAAGTATGGGATACTTGAACTTAGTTGAATTAGATGGAGCAAATGCATCAACTTCTTCTCCAGTATCATTTCCCGCAATTCCAAAAATCTTTTTGTAACATGTACTTACAAACTTTGATATAGTACATCCAGATGTAATGTGAATGGATGTACCATCGTTATTAATATCCTCTAATAAATATCCTCCAGTGTTTCTTTCAGGATGCGTTAAATCGGTTTCATCGATTGGATAGATTTTAGGAAGTCTTGGATGTAATTGTATTTCCGTTGTCTTTTTCAAAGGACGTTGACGGTTTCTCAATAAAACCATCGGATTGCCACCACCAACCTCATATTTGTTATTGAAAAAATTGTTGGTTTTTCTATTTCCAATATTATAATCAGAATACCCTTTTTCAAAATCATGCGTGGGATTCGAATCATATGCCTTATCATTAGAACGATTGTCATCGTAGGCAGAAAATCGAAGTGATTGTCCAAAACGACTCTCAATTACATGATCACCTTCAAATCTTTGTAAGGATCTAATATTTGGATTGTGTAAAAAATATCTTCCTAAAGATCCTTCAAACCCATATCCACCTTCTGCTCTTAACTTACTTAATGGCCCTTTATAATCAATAAACGGATCCGTGTCACTTTTATACTCTTCACGATTACCCATGTTTGCACCATAAGTTTGTTCAAACGCTACATCAGCGTTATTATTAACAAAATTCTTATAGTTAATTTTTCTAGTGTAGTATAAATTGTTGTTATACTTTATTATTCCAACAATTTCATTTACTAATGGATATTCAGAAATGTTGTTTTCAAGGGGCATTGCCCATGACAAACCTTCCTTAGGCAATGTGGTTTGTGAGTTAAGTAATCTAATTTTTGCTCTTCCAATCCACGTATAATCATAGTCATCAATGGTTGGCTTTTTACCAATGTAATTTTCAGGCCACTGATCTGGGTCCAGATAGTGTCCATTTTCTATTATTTCCGGGTGAGTTTTATCCAATATTATGTCGAGTACGACAGCTGGCTCATATTGAAAAGACGGTGAAATATCCGTCAATAAAAACTTTAAATCACGTTTTGTTGCCAAAAGATTTACGTCTTTTGACTGATCCATTGCTATAGGTGAATTTCCACTCATATTAAGACTTATTAATCTTTATCTCTCCGTTTGCTTTGCTTATCGATTCGATTTCACTCATAATTTGACGTTTTTCTTCGTCAGTTAAAAATCCATTCGTTTCACCATCAATTCCAATTGTTTGTCGGCTCATAATACGTTGAATAACCGATGCCAATTTAACTAACTGTTCATCATTTTTAACCTGAATATCAAAGTACTCTCTAATCAATGGTACGATCATTAAAGCGTCATTTGCAGTTTTAATCATCGATCTTAAATCGCTAATCAAAATATCAAGTTGATCACGATTGTTTTGGGAATTCTTAACAATATCCTTGCACAGATCAGAAAACTTCTTGTTTTTATATATCTCAATATCATTATCCATACTTGGTACTTATTATTATAAATAGAAAAACCACTCCTTTTAGAGTGGTTTTCATTATTTTATTTTATAACACTTTTATAGTATACCGTTCTTTACATATGACTTGGTGATATTATTCTGATAGTTTTTCATTCGATTAATAACCTTAGTTATCTGTTGTGTTTTACATGATGAAATCTCTCGTATATACAAATACAATGCTTTCTTATTAAACGCATCGATTCTATCACTGTTTCTAAACAACTCAATAACCGCATTTGCAATGTTAATATCACGTTGTTTAGTGAAAATTTTATTTACGTTATTTTCCCAATATGAAACCATCATGTTAATGAATTCACGATTTTCTTCTTCTTTATAATGTGGATCGTCTTGTTGTAGTTTATAAGTGTTTTCATTTGTATCATCACTTATTTCAACATGTTGATTAAAACGTTTATAATTGGTGTTGTTTTGAAAGATCAAATAGTTTTTAGCAATAATACTAAAATAACTAAAGGCTTTACCTTTACCACTTTCAAACTTATGTATATTGGCAACCAAATGAGCAATTGTCTCCTTTTGTACTTCAATTGGACCCGTTTCAAAATAACAAAACTTAAATGTATTAAATACGTTCTCAACTAACTTTTCAAACGCATATTTGATTTTACTATTATAAATTTCGTCACGTTCTGACTGCTCTTGCGATTGATTATATTGATTAATCGCTTCCTCAGTTTCAGATGTAAAATACATCTTATCCTTTGGCTTTCGTGTCCTTTTGGTTTTCTTTGAAGATTCGATTATTGGCGTTTCGGAAATTGTAACGATACGCAACTTATTTTTCTTAATCACTTTTTTATTAGATGTTTTTAGTTTCTTTGCAACTTTCTTTTTTTTCTTAGAAATAGAAGTAACAACTCCACGGTTAGATTTTTTGTTACTTTTTATTTTAGAATTTTTCTTCTTGGTTTTTGTTTTTAACATTGGAGTCGATCCTTTGATTGAGTTTTTGAATTATTGAATATAACTGTGAAAAGGTTGATCCCACATCATCGTCCTTTTCAAAAATATGTTTATCATCAACGATTTTTATTTCACGATAAACGTCATTTATATCATTTTTAAATTCTACTATCCAACCCTCATACACGTCAATTTTATATTGACAAGAATTAACAATATAACATAATATAATTGTTGTTGCACAAAACAATCCTGTCAATAAACTTAATATAATAATCATAAATCATTCATCGTCTTCTTGTTCATATTCACTACAATAATTTGTAAGATATATAAACGCTTCGTCTACTAAATCCCAATCTTTGTTAATTTTTGCTTCTCTTAACATCTGTACAATTTCACAAATTTCTTCTTGACTCATAAGTACTTAAAATATTTATTCACACTTGAACGAATAAAGTTAAATAGTACTAACAAATGTAAACATCAAAAAAATAAACTATCTATGTGAAAAATATCGTTTGAAGAAATCATCACCTTGATTTTTTACAATTTTTTTTGTTTCCTCTTCATCCAATTTTCCATCATGGTTTTCGTCGTATTTTTCAATAATTGTTTCTAAATTATTGACATTTTCTTCTTGATCTTTAATTTCATCTACAACATTTTCTTTTTGAGTTTCAACTACAACATCACTGGATGAAACCTTACTGTTATCATTTTCTGATTTATTCGGTTTATATATAGCATATTCTTTACTCATCGACATATTATAAGCTAATATTAAAGCAACGGCAAGTGGATCGAATACGAATATAAGTACTACAATAAACCATTTGACTACTGTATTCAAGTTCATATTCAATTCGTCAGCAACAAATTTAAATGTCTGAATATCTTTATTGGCAGATGTACTTAATTTAAGTTCTGAAATTTTCTTATCAATATTATCAATAGCCGAAGAATATGTTAAAGACTTTTCATTTTCTGCTTTGATATTTTTGTCAGTCTGATCAATTAACTCCATTGTTTGATCCTGTACCTGTCTAAATTGTATTGGATTTCTAGCTAATAAAGAATTAGTATTTATTTCACTAAGTCTTGATTCTTGTGTTTTTCTCAATGATAATAGTGATCCTACCCGTGATTTAACCTCTGTTATTTTTAACTGTTCTTGGGTTTTCTGTTCTTCTAACAATTTAATGGTATCCATCATCATACTGTATTTAATAGAAGACTGTTGATATGCACTAGTAAGATATCCAAAAATACCTAAAGATGTAATCAACATTAGAATAAATACCGCTCCACATAAATACGACTTCAATATCCACTTGGATTGATTCCAATATCTATATAAAAAAGATGTGGCTACTAATTTACCAAGTTCAAGTGATGATGCCATTACCATTGATGCAATCGAAGCACCTGAAAATAACAATCCTATTCCCCATATAGAGAAAAAAGCGGCACATCCAGCTATGAATAGTGCGGAAAACCCAAGTAACAAATTGAAATTGAATAAGTTTCTGTTCATGGCTATAAATATAGAATAAAATAAAAAACCCCCATCTATTGAGATGAGGGTTATATATTTACTTAACTGTAATCTTTTTTACGTCCGGTTTAACTGGTTTAACCTTAGGTAATGTAATAGTTAACATACCATTTTGAAATTCAGCCTCTACCTTTTCTTTGGATATATTGTCTCCCAAAGTAAAACTACGACGGAAACTTGAACGTTTCAACTCACGGCGTATATATGTACCAGTCTCACTTCGTTCCTTATCCGGAACTACTAATTTATTACCCACAATAGTCAAAACATTAGCCTCCAGTTCGACATTTACGTCAGTCTTATCAAGACCGGGAATTTCCGCTTCAATTACCACTCTGTCTGAAAAATCAATGACATTGACTTTTGGGTATGATCCTTTTTCAAAAAAATCTACACCGAAATCTTGCGTAAAACTAGGCACATTAGCGGCAAAGAACTCATCAAAGATCTTGTCAAATGGCGTTAAGAATTCATCACGATGAATCGCACGTAGTGGGTTTTTACTAAACTTATTTAGACTACTCATAATATATTTTCCTTTCGTTAATAGTCCTTTTGGACCTATTATCTCTTAATCTTTTGGACTTAAGAGTGTAAAACACTTTGTCTTACTAAGCAATATATATTGTATATTATCAAAAAAATCTAAATATATTTTATATGTCTATAACAGACTGTATGATGATGCGATCAAATAAATCATACACGTGTAACTTACAATAATATGATGTTTCTTCAATGGCATCAAAATTAATCGATATTGAAATGGGATCTATTTTGGTTAACAATGACAAAATAAACTTTTTGTCAATTGACTGTGATATCATCAATTTATCATCTTTGTTATACAAATCTAATTTAATAAAACTCACATTTTGATGATTTATTAATTTTGACGGAATTGATACTGTCTTTGTAAGTGTTTTGATACTAACAGAACTCGTTTTTCCACTCACGTAATTTTGATTATTAGGCGTTGGTGCAAATTTACCACTCAATGTATACAGTGATATCGTCTGATCTTTGAAGTTTATTCCAGCGTATCTTTCATAATCAGAAATACTTCTTTGAGTTCCCATTTGATATTTGGGAGAAATAATTATTGATTCGTCATTATCTATTCCAAACAAAACTCTATTTCTTTTGTGTGACGACGCATCACGTTCCCACCACGATTTATCTATCTTAATACTTTTATTTAAATCGTGATCATCCCAGTGTTTAATTCTAGCTTCTCTTGTATATTCGTGCCAAATAATAACCTTATGAGGATGATACAAATCATATCCATGCGTAAACGCTCTTACGGTTATACTAATTTCCTCACCATAAAAATAATATTCCGGATCATGTGACACTTCTTCACAAAACTTTCCATCTGTAAAAGCAAAATGGGCAGAATAAAATCTCGCGGGTATCGGAGATGTAAACTTTTCATAGTCTTGTATTTGGTTGGGTACAAATAGTACAGTGCCTTCGTCTGTAAATTCATAAAAATCCATACGCCAAGGAACCTTTTCATACGTTTCCTTGGGATTAAGTGGATTGAAAGAAGGAACGTATGAGGTAAGTATGGGCTTTTTACTTCCCATACTTACGCACTGACTATACATTTCTTTTAAAGACGTATCCCATCCATTTACAAATCTATGATGTGAATCGATCTGTAATGTGTATCTCTCGCCATTGTAATGACGTTGAATCAAATTTCTTGCCCAACAAGCACCCTTACTTTTTTGATACGGCACATCAATGATTTCAATGTTTGGATACGTATTAAAAATATCCAAATTTTCAAATTCATCGTGTTGCCAACAAATACAAACATGTAAATTGTCTGGATTTTCTGCCGTTTCAAACATGTCCAGAATAGTTGGAACTAATTCTGGATCTCTATATGATGCTATTTGTACAAAAATTGATTCCTCATTCATAACTTAGTTTTGCAACTTCCACATATCATATTCACACCTACATGATATATAGTCAGCAACATGTACAATCCTCGGCAAATTTGTCTTCAACTCATGATCTGGATTGTATGACATCAAATACGATTTATTAGCTTCATGATACAATCCATCTGATAGCTTAATCGCAAGTGTCTCCTTCCAAGTACACACAATTCCATACTGTTGAAGAATAAACAAAGCACGATCAGTAACATCCATATATTGCAATTCAGAGTTAAACTTATAAATTTCACCCTTATTCTTTCGGTGCCATTCACTTTCTTGAATAAGATAATATTCACCTTGTTGTTTATCGCCCAATTTTCCAAGATCGTGATGAATTGTAGCAAACGCAAGTTCCTCATCCTCGAAATCAATAGTTCCTCCACGTGCTTCATACAACTTCTTAACACCAAACGAAGTGGTCAAAACATTCATAATATGATCCATATATCCACCGGGATATGCATTATGATAATGTTCCTTGGCACTAGCAGGTGCCATAATAGCACGATAACCATACTCGTTTTCACTGTATAGATGTTTCAACTTATTCAGTCGATCACCAGTGAAGAAATTTTCGAGTTGTTTTAGAAATTTTTCGTAATTAGCAAAAAGCTCTTTTTCAGTATAAGATTTAGTCATGAACTACATCCTATACCAAAAAAGAGCATTCGTCAATTTTTTATTTTGATATTAAATTATAACGGAGGATTAACTTGAAACGTAGACGATCCGTTTGGTGTGGTTAATGTAATGGAATTGATTACATCAGATAAATTTTCTTTTGAAAAACCACATTGATTGAATCTATAAACCATAGCATTTCTACTTATTGAATTATATGAAACATTAGTTTGGCCATATGAAAATTCAGTACCATCAACATATATCCAATTGACATTGGGGTCAGGATGTACACGAACTGAAGTTATAGTGGGCGGTAACTTTGGATATTCTACAGTATATTCAATTTGACTAGTAAATGTTCCATCCGGTGTCACTACCTTGAAAACTCCGATGCCAGACGCATCTTCAGAAAGATGAAATCCACACTGTGATTCCGAATATACCATTACATTATTACACTGTATTGCGTTGAAGTATACTTGCGTTTCATCTTTTACAAATCCAGACCCAAATAAATAAACCCACTGATTTGAGGGTCCGATTGTTGGCGATATAGAATTAATGATAGGAGATGTCATATCTAATATAAATATAATAAAAAAACTTACACCGTTATTTTCTTAAGTTTTTTTATTATAAATTTAACCAAAGCACTTCGAACAATATCATCCTCATCAAACTTGAATGTTTGAATTCCATTTTCTTTACTTTCCACATCATCAAATCCATTCATCATTTTAATAAATCCGCTTTTACCATTAATATCACTTTGATCAGGATCTCCTAAAATAAAAACTTTACTAAACTCACCAGTACGTGTTATTAACGTAATAAGTTCTTTATAAGTCATATTCTGAGCTTCGTCAGCAACAATACATCTAGCATTCCAATTTAATCCTCTTAAAAATCCAATCGGAATACTTTCAAGACGTTCTTCCTTTTGAAGAGAATCAATAGTTGCTTTATTAGTTAATTCTGACAACTTTTCTAACAACGGTTGAATATATGGCGCCATCTTTTCATTTGCTTCTCCCGGCAAAAAACCAAGTTTACTATCTGAACTTTCTACAGCACTTCTCAAATATAACAAATCACTCACTCTTTTTTGATTCATTAAAGTTAATGCTGCTAAAATCGACATATATGTTTTTGAGGTACCAGCAGGTCCACTAACAAACATTATCTTTGTGGTTTTATCTAACGCAGTATCTAAAAACTGTTTTTGTTTAATTGTTAATTCACGTTGATATATGTCAATTTCATTCTTGATTTTATTTTTTTGTGGAACAACAGGACTCTTATCTACGCCAACTTTATTCTTGTTTTTTTTCATTCAGTTTTTTTGGTTTGTTAGTACTGTCTAGTAACAATTCGATTTGTTTTACTCTTTTACACAATTCGTATTTTTCTTCTTGTATGTAAAAATTATAAACGTTTTGTATGTTATCCAGAAAAGCCTCTCTGGAAATAGTAATTACAAAATCAGAATTTTTAAAATTGAAAACCTCTACCATTGGTAGATTTTTTTTGATAGCAAATTCAATAGAAGAAATAACCCGTTCCGTTAAATCGGTTTTATATAATTTAACATACGACTCCAATTCTTTGAAGTCAGACGGTAACACAAATGGCTTGTATTTTTCTTTTATTGCCATATAACACTTATAAATATCTTTACAAGTTAGATTAAGACAATAAAAAACGCCATCGTATGATGGCGTTTATAAATCGTAGTTTTTACTTAATTATTTACTTCTTTTTGCTATTGTTTTTCGTCTTCGTCTTCTTCTTCACACTAAGATCTAGATCAGTTTGTGCAGTATCAGATTGTACTGGAATTGAATTGTTAAATTTCATCATTCGAAACTTGGCAGTAGACTTCCAAGCATTTTTGGTTTTATTTGAGGCATACTCAAATGCATTTCCCTTTGAAAGCAATACATTGATTTCCGCCTCAGATTCAGCGTTCTTAATTTGTTCACGTAGTCCCATAAATTTTACCAAATACGATGCTTCTTGTCATCCTTTACTACAACTTCAACCACTGACCCGTCAGGCCAACGTTTGATAACCGAGGTCCAATGACTGAATTCCTCAGTTGCATCGGCGTGAGTATCATACTCTTGATCCGAAACACGTACACCGTTTCGAACAACTACATACTTTTTATTTTCCATATGTGTATCTAATTATTAATGTTTATATTTGCACTACGACTTACAAGATCATCATATCACAAAACTTCTCTACGTCAACGTTTTTTTTACTAACAGCTGTGATTTTCTCTGATTACGTTTGAAATTTATACGATCCGCCATCAGGGTGAATTGCTACGCTGTCATAATAAAAAGATTGCATTATTTCATATGTGGCATTATATACAGTGACACCACCATTTGGCCAACTTGGCTCTCCAGATACGTGAGTTTTATAAACGAAAATTTTGTAAAAATCCGGATAACTCGCAACTAATACTCTGGTACCCTTTATAGTAAATTGATCCACTTTATGGTCATTATCAACTTCCTGAAATGTCCAATGTTCTATATTTGATTTTTTACTTACAATCCGTTGTACACATTTGTAATATTTACTATACCCTACATCATTTAATGATTGGGACTTTTTTGATTTTTTAACTTTGTTTTCTTTTTTGTTTTTTGTTCTCATCTCATTCTTCCACATCATTATCATTCGATGATATAGGCACCCCACATACATCCTCTACAACCGCTTTGATTTCATTTTCCAATTCCTTAATACGCTCCTTGTATCCAGCTGCTACATCCTTAAAATCCTTCTTGGTATGTAGTAGTTTTTCAGTAAGTTCGTATACCTTCTTTTGTGCGTCTGGCTTTGATATTTTAATGTTACTCATAACAAAGATACATATGTATTATCATATGGAAGAAGTAAATTTTCACGATATAAATATTCATAACCATCGTATCACAATCTGGGCAGATCGATTCGTTGTACTACGTCATCCAGAAAAATGTGATTTGTACGAAGATGAATCATGTCGTGAACATATGATCAAATATCTGACCGACGAGGGTTATATTGATCCCGAAAAAAATAACTGTCTTGTTATTGACAGTTATATTGACTTTGATCCGCAATAAAAATCCCGAAACTAGTCGGGGTTATAAAACACAAATAAATATCAGATATAATGTTGTTTGTATGGATGTGCAACTTTATTTTTTAAATCTAAATCACTAAGATTGTTTATGTAATCACATGATCCACCATACTTGGACTGTCCATAAAAAGGAAGTTGTAATGACAATAAATAATCCTGATACCATACAAAGTTTTCTATATGCTTTTTGTAAATATAGTTTAAGATATGTGATCTCTCAATAAATTTGTCCCATTCATTATAAATAGTACGTACAAAATTCATATTGTATATATCTCCACCACCACCCATAATTTTATCATGTATCGGTTCTCTGTATACACCTTCTTTTTTGTAAAATGAAATAACTTCGGGTATAATTAATGATTGTATTTGTTTATTTCCTCTAAAATAAAAAATCCATTGCAACGTAGGATCTTGATTAACAATACAATCATAATTCTCATATGGAATCGTAATGTTACCAGTAACTAAACAATCTGGTTCAAGATTAATAAAATACTTCTCTTTAAGACGTAATGAAGATTGAAAAAATCTATGTAAAAATGTTATGGGAACATTAATATCAGTTGATGCTGGATATCCGATTTTTTCATGTGTGTCTATAAATT